AAGCAATATATCGATTATCTACATCAACTACAGGTTTAGGTGCTATAGGATTAAAAATATTCTCTGGTGTAGCATTTGAAGAAATAGCCAGAGGTATGACAGTTTTAAGTGAGACAGATTTTGATCAACAAGGATTAAAAGATGCTGCTGATGGTTTAGGTTATTTAATGAAGCAGCTTAATCAATTTAAAGCATCAATTGCAATTCAAATTTTAAGTGGTTCTGATTTAAAAAATCTTTCTGAAGGTTTACGAGATTTAGACGGCCTTAGTGATTTAAGTGATCTTAAAGGTAATCTATTAAACGCTGGTGATGCTATTGGAAGCTTTTTATTGACATTTGTTGATACTGAAAGATTTTTTGGAAGTGATTTTAAAGACGGGGCCAAAGTAATTGAAAGATTAGGTGAAGGTAATGCTTTAGGACACTTAGCAGATGGTATCGTTACATTATCAGAAATAAAAAATCCAGATGATGCTTCATTTGCATTAACTACGTTGGGTGTTGGTTTAAGTAATTTACTCAAGCAAATGAATTACATTAATGTTGGAGCTTTGAAATGGTTAGATTCAGGTTCATTTAAAGATGTAGCTGATGGCATTAATGAAATTATGATGTTTACAAATTCAACTAGAGAGGTTTTAAACCCAGACGGAACAACATCTTTAGTAAGAAATGCTGACATAGTAGCCAGTGACTTTGAAGAAGTAGGAAAAGCATTATCTAGTATTAACGATAGTGTTACCTATATGGGTACATATAATTTAAAAGTTTTAGCAAAAGGTAAAGGTGGCTTCTTTGGTGATAATATCAATGTATTAAATGAAGTAGCTGAAGGACTTCAAAGCCTTCAAAATATAGAAGATTTTGATGTAGATAAATTTATAGGTATAGGTACTGCTTTATACACATTAGTAACAGCAGCAAGAGGTGAAGGCTTAAGTGATGTATTCAAAAGTGAATCTGATATGAGCGCTTTTGACAAATATTTACTCTCTTGGGATTTTGCAGTAAAATCTTTTGCTGGGTTATTTAAAAATCCTTTATCAGATGCTGCAACCGGTTTTCAACTTTTAGGTAAAGCATTAGATGAATATAAAAATTTAGATGAAGATAAATTAGCTAATTTCGAAAGAGCTGTCCCTGCACTTAAAAGAGCTATTATACTTTTACAAGATAGAAGTATTGGAGAGAACGCTAATTTTGCTGTTCTTTCAAGATTCGGTAATGCGTTAGATAAAATTAATCCAAATAATCTAAGAGCTATATCTGAATTATCTGAATCGTTAGGTTTAGCTGTAAGAGGTATGCCTATAACACCTGATCAAGTAAGTGCTTTAAAAAATTCAGTAGTCAGTGAGATATTATATTCTCAACAAGTTAATGTAGTAGAAGGTAGTACATCAGTAATTGATAACACCCAAATTACAACACCATACCAAGGTCAACTTGGTTCATATCAACCAGCAGTAATTCACGTTTCAAAATAATTGGCGCGCCTACCAGGAGTCGAACCTGGAACCTACAGCTTAGAAGGCTGTTGCTCTATCCAATTGAGCTATAGGCGCTCGAACAAAAAAATGGGGCAGCATGATACCGCCCCCAGAAGAGAATTAGCTATTCAGCTAATTTTTGAAAAAACGACATTGTGTCGTCATCATCAGAATCAGAAGAAAGAGGAATATCTTCGTCAGCTGACGTAGTTGGAATTGATGGTGCAACTGCCTCAGGTTGAGGTTGAGGTGCTGATGCAACAGGTCCAGCTGTTTCACCTAAAGCCAAAACTCTATAGAGCTTAGTCTTTAATTCATCATATGACTTGAAATTTTCAGCAGTAGTAAACTCATTAAGAGCATGCTCTGATTTCCAAACATTTTCAAGTAAGCTGTCATCATCGCTCAGCGGCGCTGAACTATCAAATTCCGACTTATCATAATTCCTGTAACCTTCTACATTACGTATTTTAAGCTTGAAGTCAGCTCCAGCCCAAAGGTCAAACGGGTTAACAGGTTTTTCATCTTCAAATTGTGGGTTCATAAGATCATTTAATTTCTCAAAGATCTTTTTACCATATTTGTAGAGGAATACTTTACCTTCATTTTCAGGTCTAGTAGGGTCTTTAACAATATAGATATTAGAATAAAAAGAAAGCCTTCTTTTATATTTTCTAACTAAATCTTTATTAGCTTCAATACCTGAATTCCAAAGCATAGTATTATACTCTGATACAGGATCTTTCTGACCAATAGTAGTTAAAGATTTTTCGATATACCATTGTCCAGTAGGGCCTTGAAAACCATGATCCCATACTCTTACGAATGGAACATCTTCGCCTTCTGGTGCTGGTAAAAATCTGATTACTGCATAACCGTTACCTGCTTTATCCACATCAGGTTTCCAGATTCTATCGTCTGGTCCGTTCTGCTTCTTAGGACTGCTATCCAGTTTAGTGAGTGCCTCGGTGAGTTTGTTTAGCTCAGAAGCCGAGTTCTTCTTAAGTGCTTCAAATGATTGCGACATATTATTCTCCTTGCGTATTGCGGTATATATTGCGGTTTATTTGCGGTTTATCTATCATTAAAATAATCCAAAGTAATGGCCTTAAACTTATCTAAATTAATAGACAGGAACGGCCTATACTTGGTTATTATAGTATATTTATCTTCCCAGATCAAGTCTTTTTGTAAAAATTTGTTCCAGGTTTTACTATAATTCACTAGCATATCTAATATGCACATTGTTTCGATACATACCTCATTTCTTAAGTATAGTCTCAATAGATGAGGATGTCCATACTTTTCGACAGCGAAGTTCTTATCGAAATCCTTATCAAGATTTTCTAACTCATTCTTATAAGTATAAGTTAAAGCTTCTTGTCTCTTTTTCCAATTTCTATAAACATCTTCTGGTGCAGTTTCTCTCATTTCACCAATCCAGAAGTCTTTATCGCCATCAACGATATTAGCTAACAGAAAATTTTCAACATCTTTATGTTTAGATAATTTCATAAAGAAGTATTTGTCTTTTCTAATATTAAAAGCATGCTCAGATGCTCTTACTTTACCATTGTATGTAAAATAATTATAATGTTCTGTAGTAAAATGCTGCTTAAGAGCAAGATATTTTATATAGACCTCATAAGGGGATATCGTACTCTTCATAGTACCTCTTAAATCTATCGAATCCCTCGGTTGGGATTTGATCATTTTCACGCCACCAATCATAAAATTCCTCTAAATCATATAACCATATAATAGCTGAATATCTAATACCTTCAGTAACAGGAGTAACTCCATGATACATCCTCGAATCAAATATTACAGCGTCACCTAAATTTAAATCAACATTTTTGGAAACAGATTCATAATTAATTGGTCTGTCTCCATCGGGTTGAATTTTAAAGTCACCTCCATTATAATCGCTTTTATCGTTTAGTGCAACTGTTATTGAAACTTTTCTTCTAGGACGTGAATTAATAATAAAAAAATCTTCTGGGTCAGAAATTTTTCTACCTCGATTATCAATATGCATGGTAAAATTAATATCATCTGTATGATAATCAAATTTTGCTTTTAACCTGGAATCATACTTAAGAATACTAATTGACTCATTAGTATAAAGTTTTTTATTAAAGAGATGATTAGCTTTTTTTATAATTTTAGCAGGAATAGAACCAAGCTTATGAAACTGTAGCCCAACATGTTCTGTTATTCTTGACTTATTAATTGAAACTTCAAGTCCTTTACTATCTATAGAAGTAGCTCTTTCCCAATCAGTATCAGAACATGAGAACAAATAATCTATTTCTTCTTTGGATAGAAAATTTCTAATAACAAAACTTTTCATTAAATGGGTAGTTTATTACCTGACGCTTTTAAGAGTTTACTTTCTTCTGATTCTGCAGCTAGTTTAGCTTTTAGAACATGACTATTTTTTACTAAAGAAGCGATTGTTTCAATCTCTACGTTATTTTGCTCTGAATAGTGAGTAAGAGCGTCTAAATAGCCTATTTTCTTATCATTTACAAATGTTTCAATTGAAAGAGCAAAGTCTTTTACTGTGATTATTTTTTCATCAATTTGTTGTTGGATTGTTTTTTTATCCTGCATTTCTCATTCTTTCAACTAATCTTACTGATCTATTGCCAACTTGGTTATACCATCTTGAATCCATCATTTGATTAGCTGCCTCATTATAATTTTCTTCATTAAGAGCTCCAATAAATTTTTTAAATTTACTTAAGCGAGTTCTTCCCATATTAAACATCATATTAATAAGTATTTCTTGTACTTCGTCTAACTTCTCATCAAAGTCAGGAAATAATACCTTGCACTCATTAACAGTAACTTCAAGATCATGATCAAATACTTCTAAGCATCTTTCTTCAGATACAGGGGTACCAACATCTTGGCCATGTTCTGGATCTGATTCTAAAACCAAGTGACCGATACCAAAGGTTGGATAACCTAGGTGATCAAGATAAATTTCATGAACAATACCTTCATCTATTTTAAGCTGCTCAATTACTTTTTCTTTGTTATACATATTTACTCCGTATATTATATAATATATTATGTGTTAGTTCAACTATTTATTTAACCTTAAAGAGTACCTACTTTAGGACATCTATCAGGATATTTTTTAACTTTATCTACTACTTTATAATTATGAGCAACTACTAGAGTTAAAAATCCTGTAGCCCATTTTAAATCATTAGCTGTTACTACATATCTATTCCATTCCGGGTGATAAATGGGATATAATGTAATAGCTT